GATGTATTATCAGTTATGCCAATTAAAGATGCAGTTTCATCTACTAATATGTTTGACATTAAATACCAAATGCATTTAAATGATATGTATTCATTAGGATTTTTAGGTTCATTAACAGAATATGTAATGACACAGCAATGGTTATCATTATTAGATATGGTTATTGATGATGGTAAGAAATCTTTAAGCTTTGATAGACATAAAGATCAATTAAGAATTGATATGGATTGGAATGTAGAAGTTGATGTAGATAATTATATACTTATAGAATGCTATAGAGTTATAGATCCAGATTCATTCACAGAAGTTTATAATGATTACTTTTTAAAAAGATATGCCACAGCACTTATTAAAAGACAATGGGGAACAAACCTATTAAAATTCGAAGGAATGGTTATGCCAGGCGGCGTTACATTTAACGGAAGACAACTCTTTGATGACGCAAACGAAGAACTATTAAAATTAGAGGAAGAGTGTAGATTAAATTGGGAACAACCAGTCGATTTCTATACAGGATAAACCATGCCAAGATCAGTTTTCTTTTCACAGGCGGTAAGAACAGAACAAAATCTTTACGAAGATTTAGTTATTGAAAGCCTAAAAATATTCGGTCAGGATGTATATTACATCCCTCGAACATTAGTGAATAGAGATACCATTCTTGGTGAAGACCCGGCATCTAAATTCGATGATGCTTATTTAATAGAAGCTTACATAGAAAACACAGAAGGCTTTGAAGGTACTGGGGATTTATATTCTAAATTTGGTTTAGAAATTAGAGACGAAGCAACATTCGTAATTTCTAGAAGACAGTGGGAAAAGATCATAGGTATTTTTTCCAGCGATCTAACTAATCCAAAACCACAAGAAGGCGATGTTTTATTCCTTCCAATGACAAACTCATTCTTTGAAATATCTTTTGTAGAAGATGATTCACCCTTCTATCAATTATCTAACTTACCCGTTTACAAACTCAACTGTTCATTGTTTGAATATAATGATGAAGATTTCGATACAGGTGTAGAAGGAATAGATTTAAAAACAGGTGCAAATGCTTACCAGGTAACAATGGATTTAGCTATTACAGGTGGCAATCATTTCCAAATTGGTGAAATGGTAAGTCAGGTAGTTGGAATAACAGCAGCTGCAACAAATATAGTCGTTAGAGGTGAAGTACAAAATAGAACTAAAACCTCAGCAACAATATCACAGATAGGTGTTTCTAATATAGAAGTTACAAACAGTGATGGATTTGCTAAAGACTTTATTGTTTCTACTAACTTTGCTTTAATTGGAGCAACTAGTGGCTATGTGTCTTATGTAACTAAAATATATGACATAAACGATACCACAAATACCTTCGATACTGATGGTGCTTCGCAAAACGTAGCAATAGAAAACTTTGCAGATGGATTTATAGACTTTACAGAAAATAATCCATTCGGTGATCCTTCGGAGACATATTAATGTTCGGTACACATTTTTATCACGCGACAATGCGAAAATCAGTAGCAGTGTTTGGTACACTATTTAATGATATAGCTATTGTAAGAAGAAAGTCAGACGGTTCAATTGTAAATCAAATAAGAGTACCATTATCATATGGACCTAAACAAAAATTCTTATCTAGATTAGATCAAGATACTGGATTTGATGCATCAATGGCAGTTAAATTACCTCGTATGGCTTTTGAAATTACTTCTTTAGAATTAGATGTAATACAAAAAGGCCAAAAAAGAAATAAGATTGTAGAAACACATGGATCAGATATAACAAAGAAGAAAACAATACAGAATTATACTGCTTATAATATTGGAATGCAATTAAGTATAATGACTAAAAATCAAGATGATGGTTTACAAATCATTGAACAGATACTACCATACTTCCAACCTGAATATACATTAACAATTAAACCTGTATCTGGTTTTGATCTTAAACAAGATGTGCCAGTAATATTACAAAGTGTAGCTATCAATGATGAATATGAAGGTAGTTATGAAGAAAGAAGAGTATTAACATATACTTTAGACTTTGTTATGAAAATGAAGTTTTATGGACCAACGGTAGATCAATCATTAATTAGAGAAGTTAATCTTGACTTTGAAAATAAATCAACAGGCGAGTTCTACGAAGGACTAAACTATACGGTGAGACCTTCAGATACAGCAGCAACAAAGGTTGTTACGGTTGCTTATGATGAAAATCAATTCGTAGTTGGTGGAGGAACATTCCAATATACTGTTTCAATCGAACCAGTAGGGGTAGTTGGAACCACCGCAGCTGCAGTTAGTAATACTGCTGAGGTTCAGTTAATTAATACTACGGGGCTTCAAGTTGGTCATGTTATAAGCGGAACAGGAATAAGTGGTTCACCCCAGGTTTCAAGTATTAATTCTCCTACAAGTATAACGTTAACCGCGGCTCAGACCGTTGGTAATAATGTTGCTTTAACTTTTACCGCTAATAAATATTATTTATTCGATCAACAGCAACCAAGATTAACTTTATATAGAGGAAACACCTATATCTTTACTCATCCACCAGCACATCCATTTAAAATATCAGCAACGTCAGGCGGAACACACAGCGCAGGTGGGGTAGCTTATACAACAGGAGTAGTAACTTCTGCAATTAATAAAACAGGTACAGTAGCCGGAGCGGTTAATTCAAGCGCAAGCGTGACTTTATCTTCAGCAGTTGAAGGCATTAAAGTTGATGATGCAGTCACAGGTACAGGCATTTCTGGAATTGTTACAGTGGCAGCAATAAGTGGAACAGCTTTAACACTATCAAGTGCGCAAACAATTGCAAATGGAGTTAATCTTACAATTGCAACTCATATAACAACCTTTGCAGTTGCAGAAAATGCACCTGAAAATTTATATTACTATTGTCCAAACCATATTAAAATGGGTGGAGATATAATAGTACTTACATCGTAATGGATATATCATGGATAAAAGAGATAAACTACAAAAGTCACTAGAGAAAAATCTACCAGCTGAAAAGAAAACATCAGTACAAGTCTTTCAAGATAAGAGAGATATAAAGGACGATTACGAATTCTCTAGAACAACCTACAAAGATTTAATTTCTACAGGAATGCATAGCTTGGATATACTCGCCGAGCTCGCTCGCGAGAGCGAGCACCCACGTGCGTTCGAAGTATTATCTAGAGCTATAAAAGATGTAGCTGATACTACCGAAAAGCTAATGGATCTTCAGAAACGTAAGAAAGATTTAAATAAAGAAGAACAAGAACAATTAAAGAGAGAAGCAATTACTAACAATAACCTATTCGTAGGAAGTACTGCTGATCTACAAAAAATGATACTAGACCAATCTAAAGAAAAAGATTTTATTGATGCAGAGGATTAAAAATAACGAATTCGGTTATCTAGGTAATCCTAACGTTAAGCGGGATGGGGTTGAAACTGAATTTACTAAGGAAGAGATTAAAGAATACCTAAAGTGTATGAAAGATCCTGTGCATTTTGCTAAGAAGTATGTAAAGATTATATCTTTGGATGAAGGATTAGTACCATTTGATCTATATCCGTATCAAAAAAAGATGTTTAAACACTTCAATCAGAATAGATTTAGTATAGTGTTAGCATGCAGACAAAGTGGTAAAAGTATATCTAGTGTGGTTTATATCTTATGGTATGCAGTATTTCATCCAGATAAAACTATCGCGGTACTCGCGAACAAGGGCGCGGTCGCACGTGAGATGCTCGCGCGTATCACCCTCGCGCTCGAGAACTTACCTTTCTTTTTACAGCCAGGAACTAAGGCATTAAATAAAGGTTCATTAGAATTCAGTAACAATTCTAAAATAATAGCAGCAGCAACCTCTGGTAGTTCTATAAGGGGTTTATCTATTAACTTATTGTTCTTAGATGAGTTTGCTTTCATCGATGATGATGCTAGGTTTTATACATCTACCTATCCGGTGGTATCAGCAGGTAAAGATACCCAAATTATAATTTGTTCTACAGCAAATGGGATAGGTAATGTATACCATAAACTTTGGGAAGGAGCGGTACAAGAGACAAACGAATATAAGCCTTTTAGAATAGATTGGTGGGATGTACCAGGACGAAATAAGAAATGGCAGAAAGAAACTATATC